TGGGCTAATGGTGGACGGTTAGACTTGATTATCGACGCAATCCTAGTGGATACAGGTACGACTCTGGACGGTAAGTTAGATACGATTGACAACTTCCTAGATACGGAGATAGCAGCGATTCTGGCTGATACTAACGAACTACAGGGGGATTGGGTTAATGGTGGGCGATTAGACCTTATACTTGACGCTATCCTTGCAGACACCGCAGAGATTGGTTCAGCAGGTGCTGGACTAACGGCAGTGCCTTGGAACGCTTCATGGGATGCTGAGGTACAGAGTGAATGCACCGACGCACTGAACGCCTACGACCCACCAACTAAGGCTGAGATGGATGCCATGTGGACAACAGCGATGACTGAATCCTACGCATCAGATGGTGCGGCAATGACACCTGCTCAAGCCTTGTACATGATCCTGTGTTCTGTGAGTGAGTTTGCTATATCCAGTACGACTATTACTGGTAAGAAGCTAGATGGTAGCACAACTGCTATGACATGGACGATTAATGACGCAACAAATCCGACTAGCAGAACGAGGGCTAGTTAATGGCAGTTAAAGACCTAATTGGACCAGGGTTTATTGGTTCAACTACCGTAAAGTACATTGTTACCCGTGGTCTGACTACGGCTCAATCGGCAATACCGATCATAGCGGAGATTAATACGCTGATGGGTGATGTGACCGATGAGGTGTACAGGCAAGGTGTAGCCCTTACTGGTTTCACCTTTGTGCTCATCAATAAGTCTACTGGTGCGGCTATTACCAGTGGCACTGTGACCTGTAAGGTTCTCAAGGACGGTGGATCACAATCTACAAGTACTAACAGTGCGGCTCATGAGGGTAATGGTCAATGGTCAATAACACTAACGGCAACGGAGATGGATGCAGAGCAGGTCGGGTTAGCGATTACCCACTCCACTGCATTGCCGTTATACAAGACGTTTAGGACGGTGTAATGTTCCCAATAAAGCCTAAGAAATCAAGACCACGTAAACCATCGGCACGAGAGTTGTTTATAGAGCGTGCCAAGCGTGAGGGGCGTATAGAGGAGTACACCCGCAGATACAAGGAGAATAAGGCTGATCCTCGTTACACGTGGCGTGAGGCGGCTCAGAAGGCTATGGACGACATGGGGTTTATCTCCATTGAGTTAGAGCGAGAGATGCACGAACGGTTCATGCGGTTTGGTAATGCGGGGATACCGGAGCAGTTAGTTGCTGCTCAGGAACAGATACAACAGGGGGAACTGATAAACACGCTAGGTGAGTTTGACATTAACGAGTCAGAGTTACCAGTGGATATTGCCTTTGTGTTCCATAACTTACATAAGGCTATAGGAGAGCAGTCACAGTGGAAGGTTACACCGGGTGAGGCTCCCTCTCCTGGTGCATGGAACATGCTTATATGGGCATCGGAGAACCAGACTAAGTTCTTCGATAAGGTGCTTGGTGACAAGCTAAAGCAGGGAACTAAGGGTGAAGAGCAGGGGATGCGCGACACAGGAGAAAGTATTGAACAGATAGAGCAAATGCTCGGACAACTTTCGGAGGTGTCAAATGAAAAAGATGTATTACAGAATGGGGACGCTATTCTTCACAGTTAGCACAGTTTATGTCTGTGCTCTTATTTGGAAGACGTATGTATGGTGGCAGTGGTTACAGTCATTGCAGAATATACTAGATGTGAATAACGAAGGAATCATGCTTTGAGTCTATATGACCAAGTGCCAAAGACGCTTAAGGAGAACCTTGAGTATCGTATGGAATTGTTGAAATGGGCTGATACCCCAGAGCGACAACGTACTCTTTGGACTGCTTGTAAGCATGACATATTGTTTTTTATCAATGCGTTTTGCTGGTTATATGAACCTAGAAACAACCGACTGCGTGGCACATCTAGCAATGTGATCCCGTTTATAACCTATGGCTTTCAGGACGAGGCGTTCCTGACGATGCACGAGGGTTTAGGGGATGACGATATAGGGCTAGAGAAGTCTCGTGACCTTGGTGCTACGTGGATGTTTCTTACTTTGTTCTTTCATCACTGGATGTTTGATGACTTCTCCAGCTTTGGGATTATGTCTCGTACTGCTGATCTTGTGGATAAGCCAGGGAAGAAGGATACATTGATGTGGAAGCTGGACTTCTTGCTACATGGTGACGGTGGTAAGGGTGGATTGCCTAAGTGGATGCGTCCTAAGAACGTGTACCGCAGTAATATGCTGATGGAGAATCGGGATAATGGTGCTACGTTTGAGGGTGCCTCTACGACGGAAGATGCTTTCCGTGGTGGTCGTAAGAAGGCTATAGCGATAGATGAATACGCTGCTTTCCCCAATGGTGACGACTATAGAGCACTAGCGGCTACACAGCACGCTACAGACTGTAGGCTCTTTGTATCCACGCCTAAAGGTGCCTCTGGTGCTTACTACGACGTGATGCACACACCGAGTAACATGAAGAAGATTATCTTGGACTGGAAAGACCATCCTGACAGGGGTGTGGGCTTATATACCAGTAAGGACGGAATACTGAAGATACTTGATGAGGAGTACCGTTTTCCTGCTTCATATAAGCATGTACTCGATGGGATAGTACGTAGCCCGTACTACGATCAGGAGTGTTCACGACCTGGTGCAACACCACAAACTATCGCTCAGGAACTAGATAGGGACTACGGTGGATCGGAGTATCAGATATTTGGGAAAGAGTTATACGAGTGTGGTAAGGAAAATATTCTTAATCCTTACCAAAAAGGTATACTTTTTTATGATGAAGAAACCCTAGAACCTGACTATAATGAAACAGAAGATGGGCCATTTGAAATCTGGTGCCATCGGGACTCTAGAGGGATTCCTGTTAATTCAGGGCAATACGTCATAGGCTGTGACATTAGTGCAGGTCTTGGTGGTGACTACACGAGTAACTCCGTAATGTTTGTTATGGATACAGTTACTGGGCAGCAGGTTGGCGAGTTTGCGACGAACACGGTGCGACCGGAAGCGTTTGCAGACATGTCTATTGCTGCGAGTAAATGGTTCAATAACGCCTATCTAATCTGGGAAATGAATGGACCACCAGGTGGTGCTTTCACGAAACAGATACTCGAACGTAAATATCCCTATATCTACTATCGAGAAATTGAGAACAAGACATACCGCAAGAAGACTCGGAACCCTGGATGGTTCAGTACAGACAAGAACAAACTTGCTGTACTCAGTCAGATGGCGGCGGCAATCAAGTCAGGTGAATACTGTGTACGCAGTAGTAAGCTGTTGAATGAGTGTCGTCAGTATGTTTACCGTAATGGTAAAGTTGTTCACTCCCGATCCGTTAGGACAATGGATGACAGTGCTAAGGGACAGGCACATGGTGACCGTGTTATCGCAGCAGCGATTGCATGGCACGCTGGTAAGGATCGTCCGGCAGTAAGTAAAGAGGACAGGGAAGACTATGAGGAAAACATTCCTTATGGTTGCATGGCGTGGAGATTTAAGGAACACGAGAGACGTAAGACAGCCCTGAAAGATGGATGGTAAATGGACCCTAGTAGCCAACTACATCGTGCTCGCCTCCTCAAAGCGATAGAAAACTCTACACGAGTTCTTCGACCGTTTCGGGAAGTGCGTAAGAAATTAGTCAAGGACTTTGTGGGTTCCATGTATGGTTCTTCAGGTGATTCAGGTCGTCAAGACATCATTATGAACTTGATGTACCAGACGGCTGAAACGTATACGATGTCCTTAGCAGCAAACCGACCTCGTGTGTTAGTGACAGCCCAGCACACAGATGTAACATGGTTTGCTCATTCGTTCCAATTGGGGATTAATAACTTAATCAAAGAGATTCGGTTAGAAGATACATTGCGTAAGGCAGTGATGGATTCATTCTTCTCAATGGGTATCGTGAAGGTATATACGGCTGACGCTGGTTTGGTTGAGCTTGAGGGTGAAGACGCATGGGTAGACCCTGGCAAGCCATTCGCAGAGAACATTAGCCTTGATGACTTCTGTTATGACACAACTGCTTCTGAGTGGCGCAAGTCGTCGTTTGCACTAAACAAGTACCGTATCAGCAGAGAGAAGGTTCTCAATGATGGTGCTTACAACAAGAAGGTTGCAGAGGAACTGGACGTTGTAAGTCAGTATCCGGGATGGAATGCTGATTCTGGTGAAGTGCCGATCCGTGAGATGCTCAAGAGCGAGACGCAAGAAGCTGGCATAGAACCCATGATTGATCTGATGGATGTGTGGCTTCCTAAAGACAAGTTGGTGGTGACGTTACCAGTTGGTAAGAATACAGAGCCATTGCGTGTGGTCGAATGGGAAGGGCCGGAGAATGGTCCATTCCATACACTGAGCCTTACGTGTGAAGTGCCTGATAACATCATGCCTGTGTCCCCTGCAATGAACTTGAAGCCATTGCATGACCTTATCAATGGGTTGCTACGCAAACAACGACGACAGGCACAGAGACAAAAAGACATACCGTTTTACCAAGCAGGTCATCAAGACGATGCACGTCGTATTGAGAAGGCTAGTGATGGTGAATGGACACGGGTTGATAATCCTGACAGTGTGAATGTGATGAAGATGGGTGGCGTTGATCCACAGAATCAAGCCTTTTCTCATTCCATGAAAGACACGTATGACCGTATGGCTGGCAACCTGCAAATGATGGCAGGACTAGGGCCACAGTCGGACACACTAGGTCAGGACAAACTAATCCACGGTGCTGTGACCAAGCGTGAAGCGAACATGCAATATCGTGTGGTCGATTTCACTAGCAGGATTTGCAGAGATTTAGGTTCATTATTGTGGCATGACCAAGTACTTGAGATACCTCAAGACTTTGAAACGTCTGGCATCAAGGTGCGGGCTGATTGGACTCCTGAAGTCCGAGAAGGCGACTTCATTGATTACAACTTTGAGATTGAACCGTTCTCGATGATGTACAAGTCACCTTCAGAACGAATGCAGGGAATCTCAAGTTTTGTTACTCAGATTGCACTTCCAATGGAAGGCATGATGCAACAGTACGGTGGAACGATAGACATTCAAGAACTCGTTGAGATGTACGCAGAGTTGATGGATATGCCACGATTGAAACAGATCGTGAAGTTTGAAGAACCAAAAGAAGACCGACCAGGACCTACGCCACAGCAGCCAGCTAAAGCAAGTCATACTGTGCGGGAATCGGTTCGGAGGAGTGTACCCACAGGTGGTACTGCTGAATCACGAAGTAATGTGATGCAACAGGTTCTGCAAGGTGGACAACCAAATCAACAGCAGATGAACCAGATGGGTCGGGAGCAAGCAGTTGGGTAATCAATTTTTATGGAAAGACCCTGACGGTGTAAACCGTTGGCATGACCACAAACAACCTGCCAAGGAGTATCCGGCTGGTGCAGCAAAAGACAAGAGATGTGGCTCTAACGGCTGGGCTACAGGCCTTAAAAGCCTAGGTGCTGGAGTTCACTTCTCACAAGTTAAAGAGTTTCGTGAAGATGCGAAACAGAGTGGGTTCACAGGAGTAGAGTTCTCTAATGATGGTGAATGCGTATTCACTAGTCGAGGGGAACGAGCACGTTACCTGAAACATCGAGGATTAGTCGATAGGGACGGGGGATATGGAGACTAGACATGGCTGAAGAAATAAAAGAAATAGAACCGGATGAGGAGGTGACTTTATCTGAAGGGGACTTGGAGGTTATTGATTCCTTGGAGAACGACACAGAGTCGGAACCAGGGGTCAGTATCGAAGAAGAATCAACTGATACTGCCGAAGTTGAAGCAGTGTCAGAAGAAGACAATAGTGTTGAAGATTCCACTGTTGATGACGGTCAGACGTTTAATCCTGACCTAATATCTCGTGCCCAACAATATGGACTTGATCCGTCCGATTTTGGAACCGAGAAGTCACTGTCGTATGTAGTCAATCAATTTGACCAAGGGAATGCACAACTCTCCCAATGGAACAATTGGTATCAAGGCCAACAGCAACAGGGTGGCACCGAGGAACAACTACCTCAACAACCTCAGTTCTCTATAGAACTGGGTGATGATTACGATGACGGCTTAAAGGCTGCGATCAACGCAATGGCTGCAAACATGCAATCCCATTACGATGGTCAATTGAATTTAGTCGCTCAGAGTATTCTCGACCAGCAACAATTTGTGAACTATGCCCAACAGCAACAGTCACAAGAATACGCTGCTGGTGAATTGGAGCAGTTCAACACTGCTATTACTAACTTATCGAATGAAAACTTGTTTGGTTCGAGTGCTTATCAGGATTTGAAAGCTGGGTCACCTGAAGCTAAGAACATGGAATCTGTTTATGAGCAGATGACTGTTTTGGCTAATGGATACCGGAGTTCAGGTCGAGGAATGCCAGCAATGGATGACCTTGTTAAGCAGGCGTATCACTCAGTTTTTGCTGATGAAATTGGAAACCAAGACCGACAAAGCCGAAATAATCGACTGCGTTCTAACAGTAAACGTCGTTTAGGTGGGGGAGTTTCTCCTTCATCTGATGCACGACCTATCGACGACATCAACGATGCCGTTAATAGCAATGTGCTCAAAGACTTTTATGATAGTGCGATGATCGAAAATGGAAGTAAGTAGGTCTGCTAAATAGGAGGGCATAAACATGCCTTTGTTACCAGATCAGCTAGACGATTTTACTACCTTGACTCTTGATAACTTCAAGAAAAAGTCATGGGTGGATTTGAGTCTAGATAATCAACACCATTGCTTCGCAGCTAAGTTCCTTAGCGGCAAGGCACGTACTCCCTACCAAGGTGGAGCACACCTTAATTGGAAAGTACAGACGACTAACACCGGAACTGCAAAGTTCTCGGAGTTATACAGCGTTGACGCTACAGCAGTTAAAGATTTAATGACGACTGCTAAAGTGCCATTTACCAAAGCGACCGTTAATTTCAGTTATGACGTGGACGAGCAGAGCTTCCAATCTGACCGTGAAACGATCATCCGAGAAATCGACATCCGTCGTCACTCGGCGTTCAACGATTACTTTGAATTGATGGAATCGGCTTTATGGTCGTCTCCAGCAAGTGATAGCGAAAGCCCACGTACTCCATTAGGTATTCCCTTCTGGATTCAGAAGTCAACAACGACTCCTGGTGGTGGCTTCACTGGCGGTGATCCTTCTGGACACTCTAGTGGTGCAGCTAATATCAATGTCGCTGATGTACCTAACTGGAAGAACTGGAGTGGTAATTACACATCTGTTTCTCGTGATGACCTCATTGCGAAGATGCGTAAAGCTATTGCTCATACTTATTTCCAAGCACCGAAGCAATTCGCTGAACTTGGCAATGGTAAAGGTGATTCCGACTGGGCTTTCTACACCACTTATAGTGTCGTAGAAGACATGGAGAAATTGCTTGAATCTCGTAATGACAACCTTGGTGTTGATCTTGCGAAGTATGCAGGCAGTGTAGTCGTTAAGGGTAATCCAGTTGTCTGGGTTCCTTATCTTGACAGTAATGACAGTTCAAACCCAATTTATGGTGTGAATCACAAAGTGCTTCAATATCACTACAAGACGGGCAAGGACATGCTATGGCACCCACCGCAAAAAGCGGCACGCCAACATACCACAAGAGAAGTCCATATGGATTCTTGGGGTCAGTTCATCTGTCTAAACCGCCGTCGTTTATTCGTACTTTACGTGGCCTAATTAGAAAGGATTTAGTATTATGAGTGATCTATTTACTAGACCGCAACTTAAAGCTGCGTCCCTTCGTCGGGGCCTCAGTCCGACTCTTTGGAACCAAGCACCACTGGCACAAATTGCCGTTGGTGGACTGGATCA